AAAAAAAATTGTGTTTTGGGGATTTCCCTTATATTTATATGTGTATTTTGTTTGGAAGTACACGGAATTAAAATATAATAACAAATATATAAATAACAATGGCAGAAAGAATCGTATCACCTGGTGTTTTTACAAGAGAAAATGACCTATCCTTCTTAGCGCAAGGAGTTGGTGAAATTGGAGCAGCATTTATTGGACCTTTTAAGCAAGGACCGGCATTTATTCCAACAATCGTAAGAACCCAATCAGAATTCGAAGATATCTTCGGAACACCCGATGGAACATATTACACAGAATATGCAGTTCAAAACTATTTAAGAGAAGCTGGAACGGCTACCATCGTAAGAGTTGGTGGTATCGGTGGTTATCAACAACCACAACCTTTCGCTTTAAGAATTACAGGTTCTGCTGATGGTGATAACTCCGATGGTAGAATATTCGCAGTATTATTCGCTACAGGTTCTAACAATCAACCTACAGGATTCACAGGATCTATTTCAGCAAGTCAATTATCTGATAGTTCATCTTTTGTAATAAACAATGCGGGTATAATGGGAAGCTCTTATACACTAAATTTATTACCTTCATCAACTAATGATGTTAGTGATGTATTTGGTGAATCACCATTTGGAACTAAAGCACCATATACTTATGTATATTTTGAAAATTATGCAGCAACATTAAGTGGTGCTGATTATGGTATCCAAAGAGTTACTATCCCAACACAAGATTTCAGACAAGATATTACATACGCTTCAACTCCTTGGGTTCAATCTCAAACGGGAAGCGCACAAGACCCGGCTAGCGATTTATTCCGTTTCCACACAATTGGTGATGGAACAATCTATAACACAAAATACAAAATTGGTATTTCTGGTGTTAAAGCAGCTGGTGAAGATGGTTCTACTGATTATTCTGTATTTACTGTAACTGTTAGAGCATTTTCTGACACTGATAGAAGAAAAGTAGTATTAGAAACATTTAACAATGTAAACTTAGACCCTGCTTCTCCAAACTTTATAGCTAGAGTAATTGGTGATAGAAATGTAACTATTGATTCTGATGGTAAAATTACTGAAAATGGTGATTACTCAAACAAATCAAAATATATTAGAGTTGAAGTAAAAGAGCAAGGTACATATCCAATATCAGCAATGCCATTTGGACACTCTGCATATTATTCACCAATTGATGATGGACAAAACGGAAATTTATTACCAGGTGTTCAATATTCAACAGGTTCAAAAGATAATACAGCATCTTCAACTATTAGATTTAGTGGATTGGATATCGAATCGGCAGCATATAAAATAGATATGACTCAGTTCTTAAAACCAATACCTACTGGGGTAACTGGAAGAACACAATCTAGTTTCTCATTCCACAATTCTCCATTTAACGCAACTCCAACTGGGTCTGGCGCATTGGAGATGGCTAAGAGACAAATGATTTTATGTTTCCAAGAAGGTTTTGATGGATTAAATCCAATTATTAAGCCAGCATTGGGAACATCTATTTCAGCAGCTAACGTACAAGGACTTGATTGTTCAACTTCAATAGCAAGTGGTTCGGTAGCATACGCTAAAGCAATCGCAGCAGTATCTAACCCTGATGAATATGATATTAATATGGTGGTAACTCCAGGTATCATTAGAAGATTACACTCTAATGTAACTGATAGAGTAATCGACATGGTAGAAAATAGACAAGATGCATTCTACATCGCTGATTTCAACGGAGCAGGTGATACAATCACACAAGCAACCGATGAAGCATCTTTAGTAGATTCAAACTATGTTGGAACTTACTATCCTTGGGTTAAAACAATTGATGGTAACACAAACAAATTAACTTCAGTTCCTCCATCAACTTTATTACCAGCAGTATTTGCAGCTAACGATAGATTGGCAGCAGAATGGTTCGCACCAGCCGGTTTAAATAGAGGTGGCATTACGGGAGCAGTTAGTGTATTGAATAGATTAACACATTCTGAAAGAGATACTTTATACGAAGCAAAAGTAAACCCAATCGCTGTATTCCCTGGACAAGGTATTGTAGCATACGGACAAAAAACTTTACAAGATAGAGCATCGGCATTGGATAGAATCAATGTAAGAAGATTACTTATCACTGTTAAGAAGTTTGTGGCATCTACATCTCGTTTCTTAGTATTCGAACAAAATACTTCAGAGACTAGAACTAGATTCTTAAACACTGTTAATCCTTATTTTGAAGCAATTCAACAAAGACAAGGACTTTACGCATTTAATGTGGTAATGGATGAAAGTAATAACACACCTGATGTTATCGATAGAAACATTATGGCTGGACAGATTTTCTTACAACCAACAAAGACAGCGGAATTTATAGTTATTGATTTCAACATCTTACCAACTGGAGCAACATTCAGCGCATAAGATATCGAAAAAATAATTAGTGTATATTTATTATTAATAAAACAGATAAAGAAATAAAATGGCAGAAGTATTAGAGTTTGATAAGATGTTCTATACGAACTTCGAACCGAAGATGAAGAATAGATACGTTATGGAAATTGACGGTATCCCTTCTTACTTAATAAAATCAGCAGCTAGACCTTCAATAACTTTTGAAACGATTGTGTTAGATCACATCAACATCAAAAGAAAATTACAAGGTAAAGGTGATTGGCAAGATATAACAATTACATTGTATGACCCAATTGTTCCATCAGGAGCACAATCGGTAATGGAGTGGGTTCGTTTAGGACACGAATCTATTACTGGTAGAAGAGGATACGCTGACTTCTATAAGAAAGATATCACTTTCTATATGTTAGGACCTGTTGGAGATAAAATCGAACAATGGACATTAAAAGGAGCATTTATTAACTCTGCAAACTTTGGTGACCTTTCATTTGATTCTAACGAACCTGCAACTGTTGAATTGACTTTATCTTACGATTACGCAATCTTAGAGTTCTAAAAATATTCCTTACGGATGCTACCGAAGGACAACCCTCACCAGAAATGGTGGGGGTTTTTTTATTTCTAATTTTTTTAAAAACATATATTTATATATAAACAAATACATACAAGTTATGACAGAACAAACATACGATTTTCCAACCGAAGTGTTGGATTTGCCATCAAAAGGATTGGTTTATCCAAAAGATCATCCATTGGCATCCGGTAGAATTACAATAAAGTATATGACTGCAAAAGAGGAAGATATCCTATCCAGCCAAAACCTTATCAAAAAAGGTATTGTATTGGATAAGTTGTTCGAATCCATTATTGTAGATAAAATTGACCCAAAGGATATTGTAATTGGTGATAAGAACGCTATTATTTTAGCAACTCGTTTATTGGGATATGGACCTGAGTATTCAATGAAGTTTTATTCAAGTGTAACGGGTGATAGTATTCAAACTGTGGTAGATTTATCTAAAGTTCAAACAAAGGAAGTAGATTTTTCTTTATTTAAAAACAAAAATGAGTTTGAATTCACTACCCCATTGGGAAAAAATAAATTAACTTTTAAGTTATTGACACATGGTGATGAATTGGCAGTAGAAAAAGATATCCAAGCTCTTGAAAAATTAAATAAGGATGGTTCTTTTGAAATTACTACTAGATTGAGATATATGATAACATCGGTAGATGGTTCATCTGATATATCTTCTATTAACAAGTATATTAATGGAATGTTAGCTAGAGATAGTAAAGCACTAAGGGATTATGTAAAGAGTATATCTCCTGATATGGATATGACTTTTGAATATACTCATAGTACGGGGGAGAAGGAGGCTCTACCCATAACAATGGGTGTAAACTTTTTTTGGCCTACCGAGTAATCACACAATAAATGTTCACACTCAAATATTTGAGATGTGCAACTATGGGAATGGGTTTACTGTTATAGATTTATACCATATGCCGGTTCATTTAAGGAACTTTTACTATAGAAAATTAGTAGAAGCTAAAGAAAAGGAAAATGAACAAATGAAAAAATCCAAATCAACATCAAATTCATCTAAAGTTAGGATTAAACGATAATCCTAACTTTTTTTTTAAAGTATATTTATAGAAGTATAAAACCATTGTTAAATGAAGCAAAAATATAAAATTTCAAAAGGATATCTTAAGGAATTTTTTGGTCTTTTTGGTAAAAAAAAGGAAGATAGGAATAAAAAAATTAGTGATTTAATTGATAATGACCCTATTTTGAAAAAATTAGATAAAGATATAGAAGCTTTAAATAAAAAAGCAACCGATAGATTAAAACAAACCGATCCGGATTTTATTGATATACTTAGAAAACACGGAGTAGATATAAAATAATTTAAGTTTAAATGGCTACCGCAAGAGAACAAGCACTACAGGAAGAATTACGATTACAGCAAGAAATTGATGCAGGAAATGCTAGACGAGCTACGTTGGAGCTAACATTGCAGACAAGAAATACTGCTTATTTCAGAAGAAGGCTTAGACTCACTCAAGAAGAATTAGCTAGAAATGAGGAATTACTTGATATTGCTAAACAAAGAACTAAGGAAGCGGAAAATATCGATAAAAAGACTTCTGCTAGTTTAAAATCATTTGCAAGACTAAGTGGGGATGTTAAAAAGAACTTAGGTAGTTTGAATTCACAATCAAACATTTATGTAAGTGTTCAGAGGCAAATTATACAAGAAGAAGAAACCAGAGCAGGATTAAGTGAAGCTGATGTAGAGGCCTCAGAAGCAAGAGCTGGGTTTTTAAGAGATATTAGTTCTGATTTATTAACTCAGGCCAAAGCAACTGCAAAAGCTGAACAAGATGCTAAAGGTATAAATGAGTTTGAACAAAGAAGAATTGAACTACAACAAAATAGTTTGGGTTTAACCGCATCTCAGTTGGCATTAGCTAAAGATTTAGTTGACCAAGAGGAAGCATTATACAAAAAAGAACAAAGAATAAATTCAATCAAAGAATCTCAAAAAGAAATGTTTGATTCAATGCCAGATGGTGTTAAAAGTGCCGTAGGGTTTGCTCAAAAATTAGGTGATACTATAAAAACAGCAGGAGCTGCAGCTGTGGGATTTATGTTATTAGCAACTGTTGTAGCTGCAACATTAGCTAGTTTTACTTCATTGGACCAAGCTGCTGGAGAATTTGCAGAAAAAACGGGAATAACTAATACCCAAATGCAGGGTATAAGATCTGATGCAAATGAAATAGTTGGGGAGTTTGGAGATTTGGGAATAGAAGCAAAGAATGTATTTGATACAGTAGCAGCTTTAAAATCCGAATTTAGTGATGTAGCTAGTTTTTCAAAAGAAACAACGGCAGCTTTAACTGTATTAAACGCAAACTTTGGTGTATCTGCCGAATCAGCAGCTAAAGTGCAATCTCAGTTTGAATCTATAGGCGGATTATCATCCGAAACCGCAGCAAATGTTCAATTACAGGTAGCAAATATGGCAAATCTTGCCGGAGTTGCACCTGCAAAAGTATTTGAAGATATAGCAGAGAACGCAGAAGCAACATCTACATTTTTTAAAGGTGATTTAACTGCATTGGCTAAAAATGCAGTTCAGGCACGAAGAATGGGAACTTCTCTTAAAGAGCAAGTTGCTTTAGCTGAAAAACTTTTGGATTTTGAAAGTGGTATAGAAGAAGAATTGGTGGCAGCAACATTTGTTGGCGGCCAATTTAATTTGGGTAGAGCTAGAGCATTAGCAATGGAAGGAAAACTTGCTGAAGCAAATGAAGAAACTCTTAAGCAAATTCAGAGAAGTGGTGATTTCCGAAAGCAAGATTATTTTACACAACAACAATTGGCCAAAGCAGCTGGTATGAGTGTTGAGGAAATAAATAAACAATTAAACGCACAAGAAAAATTAAATAGTTTAACAACAGAACAAAAGAAAGCAGCGGAAGATGCAATTAGTAAAGGGTTGGATATTACAAAT